GTACATGGAAATATTTAGGGTTTATAGAATTAGAAGACGTAGAGCTTATAATCGGTACAATAAAAGAAAGTCCAAATGAAACACCAGAACATTTGGCTGTGTTCGGACTATAAACTTTTAATTCACTCTCAGAATTTGCGAAGATATGGGGATTTTACTTTAAACTGAATTTTGCCTTACGATTCTCCGCCTTACGAAATACTGCCTTAGGAAATATCGATTTAGTAAATCGTATAATAGCCCTCTAAGGTTAATAATGTTGAATTATACATGAAATTCATACACTTTTGATATATTTACACCGTAAAAAGAACAAAAAATGAAGATTTTTACATTTCAGCCAAAGAGTGGGGTTCGATTCCATGCGTTATGCTGGTAGCGGTCAATCTGACAGCTTGGAAAGGCACGCAAATTTGGTGGTATGGCGGAATTGGTAGATGCTACATTGCAGTGGATAGTACTGAATAGGACGCTGAGGAAGCTAACAACAGTTCAGTCGCTAAACCTATCATAGCTAAAAAACATGAAAGGACTTACAATCAAACAAGAGAACTTTTGCAATTATTACATTGAAAGCGGTAATGCTTCCGATGCTTATCGTCGTGCCTATTCATGTGAGAAGATGAGAGACAAACAAGTGTGGGAAGAATCTTGCAAATTGTTGTCTAACCCAAAGGTAGCCCAAAGGGTAAATGAACTTCAAGAAGAACAAAAAGGCAAATCAGACATTACCAAAGAAAGGATACTTCAAGAATTGTCCGGTATAGCATTTTCTTCTATCGCTGATATGCACAATACTTGGATTGAGCGAAAAGAATTTGAAAAACTTTCTCGGAAAGAAAAATCGGCAATAAAAAGTATCTCCACAAAGATTTTTAAGAAGAATATCGGCACAAGCGATGAGCCGGAGATAGTGGACGTTGAATATGTGAAGATAGAGCTATACGATAAAATAAAAGCTATTGAACGTATCTGTAAGATGCTTGGGTTTGATTCACCGACCGAAATGAACATAAATAGGACCGAAGAGGAAATGTCCCGTGAAGATATGCTAGATGAGCTAGAACGTTTGGAGAAATTGCGTGAGGAATGAGACTGACTGATGCACAAGTTAAGAGGAAATTGGAGTTGGAGCGGATGTTATTGAGAATGGACGCTCCAAACCGTTTGTGTAAGTTCATCCCATACATGAATCCGCAATACAGTCAACAGTGGTTCCATAGGGTTATAGCAGACAACTGCCAAAAACTTTTGGAGGGCAAGATAAAGAATTTGATGGTATTCGTAAGCCCGCAGCATGGCAAATCGGAAATTATATCTCGCTCCTTTCCGGCGTATGCTCTTGGGCGCAATCCTGATCTGAAAATCGTTGGTACATCGTATAGTGCTAATCTTGCAGAACAGTTCTCGCTTTCTATTCAGCGTATTATAGATAGCAAGGAGTATCAAGCTATATTCCCCAATACTTATCTTAATGGAAGTAATGTCAGGACGAATGTAAAAGGTTATTTGCGCAATGTGGATATGTTTGAGACGGTGGGGCATAAAGGTTTTTATAAGGCGGTTGGTGTCGGTGGTTCTTTGACTGGAACGCCAGTAGATATAGCCATTATTGACGACCCGGTAAAAGATGCTATGGAGGCGTATTCCCCTGTTTATAGGGAAAGGGTATGGGATTGGTATACGTCCGTATTACTTACTCGTCTGCATAATGAGAGCAAGCAGCTTTTTATTATGACGAGATGGCATGATGATGACCTAGCTGGGCGCATATTGAAGAGAGAAGCCGATAAATGGACGGTGCTCTCAATCCCGGCTATACGCGAGACTCTTGATGATGGGAATGATTTTGATCCGCGTGAGGTAGGCGAAGCGTTATGGCCAGAACGCCATTCATTAGGAAGGCTTCTTGATGCACAAAAACGTTCTCCGCGATTCTTTTCGGCGTTATATCAACAGCATCCGACTATTGAAGGCGGGAACATTATCAAAGAGGCATGGTTCGGTCGTATTTCGGCGTTTGACTTCAAAAAGAAACGTATGGACGAGCCTATAATTTTCTTTGTCGATACGGCGTATACGGAAAAAACATCTAATGACCCGACAGGTATACTCGGTTCTTGTATGATTGGTAACAACATATACATTGTATGTGCCAAGAAAGTTAATATGAAATTCCCCAAATTATGTCGTTTCCTTCCATCTTATGTACGAGATAATGGCTACGGAAAAGGGAGTTCCGTTCGCATTGAACCCAAAGCAAACGGGCTTTCAGTAATTGACCAATTGTATGAGAGTACCGATCTAAATGTCGTATCTACTCCCTCTCCAAAAGAAAGCAAAGAAACAAGACTCAATGCTGCATCCCCTTATGTGGAAAGCGGAAGGGTATATCTTGTTGGAGGGGATTGGAATGACACGTTTATTGATGAAGTGTGCGGTTTCCCGGCAAAGCCCCATGATGAATTTGTGGATTTACTTTGCTATTCCTTAGACTATCATCACAGGAGCTTTAATGAATTAAGTGATGAAGAAATTCTAAGGGATTTTCTTTAATTTATATAAAAATATACGGGACAATTATAGCGTCCCGTCCACATTGCGAAAATAAAACCGCACGAGACGAATGTTTCATTGCTCTTATGTGTTATATAGGGTTTTCGCCCTGCTGGTTAAACTTAAATGATTTCGATTGTCTGCTCCTTGTAATTGATAGTCACTTCTAATTTCTTCTCGCTTTTTTCAAAAATAACCGTGCAAATTTCGTGCAAATAACAAACAAACGACAAATATAAAACTGATAATTAAATTATTATAATATAAATAAACGCGTCTGGGGGGCGTGTGGTCGCAAGTTCGAATCTTGTCACCCCGACTGATTTATAAAGCACTGAAAATCAATTGATTTTTGGTGCTTTTCTTTTGTATTTCTGATTAAAAACATGTTATAAAGCATTTTTATATAGCCGATTTTTTGTGTATTTTTGTTGCATTTCGGTGCATTCGGTTGCAAAACCGTGCAAATTCCGTGCAAAAAACTTGTGAAATATGGCCTCTGTAAAGTTGTACTTGGACACTAGAACGAAAAAGAAGAACGGCACGTCGCCTCTCAAATTGGGAATCAATCACAGGAATAAACGTGTATTGTTAAACATTAATATATCTCTGTCAAGTGAACAATGGGATTCCGTTAACAACAAGATCGTGGCTCACCCTCATAGGCAGGTATTAAACAGCTTTATTGCGCAAATTGTAGCCGATGTAAACATTAGAATACTTGAACTCATCAGAAGCGGTGAAATAGACAGAATGTCCTCACATGCCATAAAGAATTACTTTTTATCCGCTATAAGGGTTTCTAATACAGAAGATGAAGAAATAAATAATGATTTATTCGTTGATTATTTTAAAAAATTCGTTGAATCAAAGAAGGGACGGACAAAAGAAATATATGCGGCAACGCTGAACAAGATAAGGTCATACATAGGTGAAAATCCAATTAAATTCGAGGATATAAACAAGAGTTGGCTGCAACGGTTTGAGTCTTATATGGAAGAAAGTGTCCCCTCGGTAAATGGGCGTGGCGTTCATTTGAGGAACATAAGGGCTGTGTTTAACGACGCGATAGACAATGATGTGACTATGGCCTACCCTTTCAGAAAATTTAAAATTCAGAAGGCTGCGACGGCCAAGAGGGCTATTACGGCCGAACAGCTCGTACAATTGATGGATTTTGATTGCGACAAGCACCAAGAGAAATATCGTGACTTCTTTATGTTAATTTTTTACCTAATAGGCATAAACATTATTGATTTATGTAATTTGAAAAAGGAGCAGCTTGTAAACGGAAGGATTGAATATATACGTGCCAAAACTCATAAATTATATTCTATAAAGGTGGAGCCTGAGGCGCAAAGTATAATAGACAAGTATAAAGGTGATGAATATCTGCTTAACATATTAGATAGGTATAAAAACTACAAGGATTTTGCAAAACGAATGAACAATAATCTTCGCTCAATTGGCAATGTGGAAATGGGTAAACACGGGGCTAAAACAATATCTCCAATACTGCCTTTCATCACTACCTATACAGCCCGTCATAGCTGGGCGACAATAGCCCATAAGATAGGTGTCTCGAAAGATGTTATCTCGATGGCTCTCGGTCATTCTTTCGGTAATCGTACAACAGATATTTATATCGATTATGATTCTGAAAAAATAGATGTAGCAAATCGCCGCGTGATTGATTTTATCAATCAAATTAAAAATAAAAAAGCCACCCATAATAGTTAAATGGGTGGCCGAGGTATAGCAACAATTAGGATTGTTTGAAAATTCACTTTCAAGATTCTGACATTTTACTCTTTCTCTTCCAAAGTTACATCAATTCCTACAATCTCACAGTATTTAAGGAAGTTTTTCAAGTTGACATTCTTCCCACTTTCAATGGCAATGACTGTTCCAAAGTTCATACCCTGTTTCCAGATATTATATTGGGACAGTCCCTTTTCTTCGCGAATCTTACGCACTTGTTTCGATAATTCTTCTATTGTCATACTCCTATTAATTCCTTCTTTATCGCCTCTAAAAATGCGATAGATGTTAATACCGTATTCCTATAATTGTAATCACTACCGGCTGCAATCGCATTCTTACGACCGTCTAAAATCAGCGTATCAATGAACAACACCATTTGCCGAACCGTAATATTGCCGATGTCTGCCGAGAATGTCGACAGCGATGTATAATACTTCATAGCCTGTTTTAAAAGGCCTCGTATTTTAGTTTTATCAGGATTTTTACCTGTAATACGCTTAATGCTGATCTTTGCGGAGAGATTCGACCCTGACAATCCGGGCTCTATACGGTAATCCTCTCCGACTTCCTCGACAATGCCTTCTATATACTCGACTTTGGCGATAAAGCCATTGTCTATGTCCGAACAGTATATGAAGTCGACTTCTCCGAACTTGTGCGCCCGGTTATGGTCTACAATGAATAATGGAAATTCCCTTTTCATTCTTCGTCCTCCTCGTCGTCATCGACTTTAACAAGATGTTTAAGATCCTCGCTTATATACCCTTTATACTCCCTTATGGCTTCCAATTCCGAGTCGCTGAGGTCGTCTATATCCTCTATCTCGATAGTATAATATCTGTCATAATCACCATCGAAGTCTATCTCTCCGGTTCTTCCGTTCTCGTCGTCCTCACTAACGACAGTGCCCACTTCGTCTGCAATATAGGGCTTGCAGAACCTCCCATGCTCGTCCCTGTTTTTCGTGAACAAGCGATCTGACAACATGCTACACACATCTGAGAATGTTTTTTCTCCGATAAATTTAACGTGGCCGGGGTTAAAGAATCTGCCACCTCGGCAAACATGAAATGATAATACCATTGTTCTTTTTGTTTCCATATATAAGTAATTTTTATTTATAATCATCTGGCCCATACAGGGGTATAACAATCTTCAAGATTTATGTTATTCTCGATCGCCGCACAGGCAAGTATCCATGCTTGCTTACTCGACATGTTGGCAATCTTGAAACTCGGATAGGTGCATTTTTCATCAATCGTCTTTGCCACATTGGAGGCAAAAACATTCAGGTTTATTATTCGTGATAAAAACTGATAGAACGGATTGAAATGCAACTCATACGAATTGTTATTATTCCATCTTTCATAGCTAGCAATCTGTTGAAGTCTGTTGGATAATTCCTGAGCTTCTTTGTATTGTTCTGTACCTTTCTGTAACATGACTCTATTTTAATTGGTTACTGTTTGTTTTTGATTACATGGTAAAGATACTCCATTTTGTTGTATGTACAAAATATTGTAGTATAAATATTTTATGATTTATCAATATTTAACAAAACGAATGATGTGGAAAATTTTCCTCATTATTTTATACGATATAGTCTATTTTCGTATAGTTGTGGAAGATTTTACGCAAAAATGATTGACATAGAATTAAACACGAATGCCGGAGCTTCTTACCCCGGCATTTCCCTGTTCATCATTTGCATTTCCGAATATTCCTTTGAAATTTTCGCCTCATTCTCCTGTTCAAGAGACCGTTATCGGCAAACCGATTCAAGGTATCCTTCTCTTCCGGCGAAAGCAGGTTATAAACCTCCTTCCTCGACTTGCCGGAACAGATGGCTTGTATGATTTTAGCTATCTCCATGTACTTCCCGAATTAATTTCTTTCTGCAACACTCACATAGGAACTTCTTCGCCACGGGGAACATCTTCTGCCCGATATATCCCCGAAGGTACTGTTCTTCCTCCCCGTAAGGGTCAATGCCGAACGTCCGGGATATATGCCTGCACAAATGCCCCTTTTCATGGTCCCAAGAGTTTTGGAACTGTTCGGGGCTCGTCGTCATGGCAATTACCATCACCGTTCGTCGATGTTCGAAATTGGAATATGTAAGTCCTGTATTCAAGTTACCGGACGACAAACTTCTGAAAGCATTTTCCAGATTATTCCCCGTACAACCGATCCGTTCCAGCTCCCGGAGTATGGTGTTTGTCCAGTAGGTGGTAACGGCGTAAAAAACCCTTACGTGCCAGTCGTATTTCGCTATGTAGAAATCCTGAACAATCATGTTTTATAACATATTTTCCCACATGATCGGAGTGCCCGAACCTATACAGTCGGCATAGAAACGTGTAAAGGGCAACCCGTCGTAACCGTCAGGGTCGTCGATATAGTCCTTTACAAACAGAGCCAAATGGGTATCGTCGGGAATCGATGACTTCAAATAGTCGGCCTTACCCATATTGGCGACAAATACATGGTCGTACCCTTTGGAATTTTCCAACTTCACGCCCGCCTGTGTCAAGATGACCTCCACGTCTTCTTTCGAAAGGGCTTTTATCTCCTCCTTCTTTCCGGTGGTCTTGTTTTCGGCCTTCATTCTGGAAACCGCCCACTCGCACATGTTCTTGGAGAAGTGCCAGCCGTATCGGGAAAGGTACTCCGTCATGCCAGAGGGGAAAATATCATAAATGTCTAATCGTTGGTTCATAACACTGCTTTTTTATGTTTTTGAAGAGAGAGGGGATTTCTCCCCTCCCGATTAATAGAACTCGCCGTTGGCCCGTCTGCGTCTGCGTTCCCCCATTTCGTCATAGTACGAAGGAGGATAACCGGGAGCATAACGGTTGTTCATTCCACTGGAAGAACCTCCGCCATAATTCCCGCCGCCGTAACTGCCGCCATTATTGCCACGGAAGCCCATATCGCCGCCCTGCATTTCCCGCATGGCAGCTTCATAGCCTTTCTTGTAGCCGTGCTCGCAACCTTCCTTGTAGGCCATTTCGAGCTCTCTACCGCCGCGTTCATTGAATCCTTCATATCCACGGCCTTCTTCTAATATTGACCACATTCCCATATTACTTTTTGTTTTTAGAAGTTTCAGAAACACTGAGCTGTTCCATCAGTTTCTTGTTCATGGCCATTAGGTCGGCCATGCTTCTGCTCATTTCGGACATCTGCCCTTTGAGGGTGGCAATCTCCTGCTCCTGCCTTTGCTTCTCCGCAAATTCGGGATTCAAAATTGTCAATATCTTGTCGCACCCGGCAATCACGTTCTCGTGGTAATTACGCCGGTTCAGTTCGTCCAAGCTCTTTTGCCGGATAGCCGACACTTCCGAGTTCATGGCCTCTCTGGAACAAGATATGACGATGTTTCCGTTTTGCCCGAAGTCAGCGATGTCCGCCCCTGCCGGCAAGTTCTGGAACGTCGTGTTCTGCCCGTTCACGCAGACCACCACGTCCACCACCATTTCCATCTGTGGTATCTGCCCGATAGGTGTCGGCATGGGGTACTTGGGCTTCGCAGCCGAAACGCTGACGACGGAACCTATATCCACTAAGGGATTTTCGTCCTTATGAAGGATAAATAACTGGTTGTTTGCTCGAAGATTCTGAAACATAGTTTTTTTTGATTTAATGGGACTGCCCGATAAAAGGCAGCCCCGTGTTAATTATTTGCTTTTGGCAGCGACGTTGGTTGCCGCCGTCGCCGTAGTAGGTCTGTACCCACCGTTGACAAGGTACACTTCGTTGGTGTACTTGTTGTAATGGATTTCATAGATCCCAGTACCGGCTATATTCTCTACCGTCACCGGCTCGTTGTTGTAAGCCAGCAGAGGTCTCGTGTCCCCATTCGTCCCGATGAGAATGGGAAGCGTTGCGGTCGTTCCGGCGGGTATCGCCTGACGGAGATTGATATAGAATCCTCCCACATAGTCCCTGTTACGGAACGCATGGTCGGGAAGTTCCAAAGTCACGTTCTCCGTGCCGACCGTCACCGCCACCGTTGGCAGCGTGTTGAAATTCGCCCTGCCCAACGTCGGGAACGGAAAGGGAAACCCTGTAAAAAAGTTAGGCCACATATATACCTCCTTTCTTACTGGAATTAACCCCAGTAGTTGTTGCAACCGCATCCGTAACCGCTGCGCCCGTATGCGACATCGCCCGCATAAGCTCCATAAGCGGCAGCCCGGTACAAGTCCGTGTTTACAGCCTGAATGTTCGGATATACCACGGGAACGGTATTGGGCAATTTACACTTGATGCCGTCCACATCGCTTTGGAGAGCCTGCAAACCGGCAGCGAGGGGAGCAATCTGTTGCCCTACCGCATTGAGAATGGTCGCATTCTGGTTACGTTGGGAGATTTCAGCCGCCAAAGTAGCCTTCTCTGCCGTCAAAGCGGTGATCTTGTCCTGTAAAGCCTGAGTTTGGATAGAATCTAGCTTCGCCAAAATGGCACGAGTGTTCTCATTGCCGCTGTCCACGAGGGAATGGGTTTGTTCCGAGGTGGCGATACGGGTTTCATATCCCTGTCTCTCGATTGCGTTTTGCGTCTTGCAGCAGCAATCTGCGATTTGAGTCGCCAGCGTACAATTACTCGATTGAATGCTGTTGATGATCTGTTGTGCGGACATGCCCACTTGGTTGCCGACACCCTGAATCAAGCCCTGAATGTTGCACAAGGCGGATTGTAACTGTTGGGTAGAGCAGTTCAAGGACGAAGCGAGTTGGTTGATGGCATTACCGTTCCCTTGAATGGCCGACATCAGGTATTCACGTCCTACATCGCCGTTCAACTCGGCAGGAAGCCCGCCCCGGTTGCCAAAACCTCCGAATCCGTTACCGCCCCAGCAGAACCACAGCAGGATAATCCAAATCCACCACATGCCTCCGCCCCAAGCGTCCTGATTGTTCCTTCCCTGATTGAGAAGGGCCAAGAGTCCGGGATCGACCCCTTTACCGCCCATCAGGTTGGGCAATAAAGCCATGATGTCGAACTTGCTTCCGCCACCATTGGGCTCTTGATTGAAAACATACGTTCTTTCCATATAGATATAATTGATGGTTACGGCCAATATCGGCCGCATACAAACGTATGGCTATTGCCGTTGCTATCCTCTGATTTCGGTGGCTATCCTGTTGCTGACCCGTTGATTTGTCGTTGTCAGAATAAAACTTCCCGAACACCGCTGTTTCAGGCTGTTTTTCAATTTGTTCACTCCCTGTCGGGTCATGGAAAGATAAGCGGCGGTGTTCTCCTCGGAGAAGCCGAGCGATACCAACGCACAGATGAGCAGGCAACGTGCGTCGACCGCATTTTTGTTCGCCCCGTTGATCAATTCGCCGTAACACAGCTCACATTCCTCGCAAACGATTTGCAAGACGTGTTCAAAGATTTCATTAGTTTTCATATCTCTTGCCTTTTTAAATATTTGTTAAATTATAGATTGTTGACACAATAAAAAACATCACGTTTCTGTTTAAAGGCTGTGAAAGCCTCGTAACATTCCCCGTGATGTTGTCTCTTGTTAGTTTTGGAAGAGCAGCAAGAGATTGAGGCTTTCCTCTTTATACTCCGAAGCCCCGGAAGGAGTCGTAAATCAAATTATATCAAGAAACCCAGTCCTTTCAATTTTGTTATCCATTTCACGATGTAAGGGAAGAGCAGCAAGACAATGCCACCGAGAGCCCACCAGCACCATCGGGGAGTCTTGTACTTTACTACCTCGACGGGGTATGGTACTTGTATGCTTTCCGTCTTGGATATATACAGCGTATCGGTTCTGTCCTTGAACCTATATATGTACTTGTATTGGAACTCCCGTATCGTGTCTCCCGATTTCTCGATGAAAACACTGTCCCGCATGTATATGGAATCGAGCTGCACACGATTCAGATACACCGTGTCGCTCTTTGTCGTTTCCACAGGAACATACACATGTCTGGTACAACTCGTCGCAGCCAAAAACAACAATAGGAATACGATATGTCTCATAGGCTCAGTATTTGTTTCCGGTTCTTCGATGTCGACACATAAGACACGTGCACCCAACTGTAATTGCTCTCGTCAATCAACTGGTCGAAGGGAAGGTTATCCCGAATCAACTCGAACAGCTTCTTGTTCTCCGTCTTGCTCCCTGCCGTTATATCCGCCGCCTCGCCCCTCATGTGCTGGCTCGTTTTCGCACCACCCACAGCGGCATTGAGTTTGGAACAACGATAGCCCGAATTGACGGTTATCGCCTTCCCGTACATCTCCCGCAGTGGGTCTAAAACATGGGTGACAAGGTTCGACAACTGGGCCGACACTTCGGTCGTCGGGGTATTGTCTATACCCAGTTTATCGGCCGTTGAACTCTTTGTGAGTTCTTTCATCGTGAAGTATTTCATATCTCGAAGATTAAGTTTTCCATGTTGTTAATTCTGTCCGGCTCAGATACGAGCAAATCCTCTTCCGGAAATTTTTCTTGAAATTCTTTCCATAACAGATACTCCATTTCCATGTATTCTTCACTGCCTCTTCTTATGCTTTCAGGAGAGACCTCCACGATATGGAAGTTGGTCTGTATGTCGTAGGCATACCTGATACTTATTCCCGGTATTTTCGAGGCAATCGATTGAATCGTCTCGATGACAAAATCCTGTACATTCTTATTCATGTCTTTCTTCATTTTTGGCGACAAAAAAAGCGGTGACTTTTTTAGAATCACCGCTTGTAACGAATGTATGAGAGAGTAGCCTTAGGGTTAGGCTTATCCGTTATTGAAAATGGGACAAACGTAGGCCGAAGGCATTATCAATCCTCTCTCCTCAATTCATCGAGCCATTGTACTGGGTCGACATCTTTTAGACGAGGATAAGCCTTTTCGATTAAAGAATTTAAATAACTTTCATCGAATTTTGGAGAATAATCAGCCGGTATCGGAGGTTTAGAATCCGTATCGGACGAGTTCTGGACATAGGGGAATGAACCTTTTGTATCCATGTGAACAATGTTTATTTTTTTCGGTTCGGGAAAATACCCTTTAATACGATATTGGCTAAACCTAATACATTGATAGTTGTCGTAGCCAGTAGAGATATCAATATTTCCGGTCCCAATGAAAATAATCCGATCCCGCAAAATACAAGAATGGCAATTACTATGAATAACCATATGGGGATAATCCACATGACCCATCTGGCCAAATGTTTACGAAATTGTGTATCTTGTGAATATCGCTCCCGTATTTGTTCGGATAAATTCTTGTCGTCTATATCGCCCAAATTTGAGTCGGGAGAAATATGGACACCATTCTCACTACGTAAATCCAAGCCGCTAAAAGAATCTTTCTGTTTAGTCATGCTTTGGGAGAAATTAGTGTCTTAAAATACTCTTGGATATAACTATCCGGGATTCTATCCCCCCAGCTGAATGAAGGCTGCTTAACGGTCCTATCCCACGGAGAACCGGGCTTGTGAGACCATTCCGTCAGATAGGCGGCAGTTTTAGAACCATAGCTGCCAAAGACCAGTTTCATCAGAGATTCCATTTCGGAATCACGGGCTATTTTTTCAAGGTTTTCATCAGAAAGGGAAATTTCTGAAAAATCCTTTTTTATCAATTTATTTCGAGTGGTCGGGAAAACCGGACCATACGGCCAAGCCTGAGGGTGCTCGTTTGTCAAGCGTTCGTTCTTTACGTAAAGATATACTCCATAAGCTATATACAACAACTTTTGAAGCTTAGTCATGTTAATGAAAAACTTATTCTGGTTAGCAAACGCAATGATATAGTTTGCAACCGTAACGCTATCGTATTTATAGGTATCGCTTATCATCTTGTTGCAAAGTAACAAAAAATATCGTAACATGCAACCAATTCTTATACTTTTTTACGATAAATCAAACGGTGATTCCAAGAAGTCAAAGAACGCTTTCCCGTCGCCGGGTTATAAAAATTCATTTTTTTCGTCAGGCAATCCAAACTTCGATTTGAATCACCAGCCCGCCCAGTATGGTCGCCAGCAAGTCGGCATACGACCAAGCCCCCGGCTTCTTCCACTCGTCGGCAGCCTCCTTGATACAGCCCGCTATGGCAGAGAACAGCACACAATATTCCGCCGTCGCACCTATCACGATGGCGAAGAAAGAGGCGATGACACCTCCTGCGATAAAATGCAGCAGCTTGTCGTGGGGAATAGACAATAACAACCCTTTGATTCTCTCCAAAATTTTCTTCATATTATTCGTTATTTAATCGGTGATAAAAATCGAGCTTGATACGGTCATAGACAGAAAATACATTGGTTTTAGCCCTGTCATCGTTCACCGTATGGGCATATATCTCGTTCTCGACAACCTCTGCCACCCAGTCTATCCATTCAGGATTGGTATAACATGAAAGACGTTTACCCCGATAGGTAAAGTAGTCGAAACGGCTGTTCCTGTCCTCGTACTGGTTCGTGAGATTTCCGATAATTTTTTCATGCGTCCTATTCCTGTCGGATATATGGTTTTCCTTCCTAACTTGTTCGATAATTTCCAAAACCCGTCTGGCGGAAAGGTTGAAAAATTCACTCGTCATGTTCTTTATTCGAAGCTGCGTTTCCGGTCTAAGACCTTCCGATATGTCGGACAACATGTTATTCTGGTCGTTCGTTTTTTCGATAAGCTCTTTCAGGGATTCGCCGTAATCCTCCATACTCTTGGTGATAATCGATTTGAACCACTTGAAGCAGGCCACCATCATCATGGCCGACAACACCAAGAAGAATGCTGCGGTCATCACCAAGAACCCCTGTTCGCTTATCCCTCTGGCTACCTCCGTAGCCTCGTTTATCCCTCCCATATCAATGTTTCTGTTTTTCGATTAACAATCTAGCTTCTCCTTTGCAGGATTCCGCATAGGCGTTATAAGCCTCGAACTCCTCTGCTTTCGTATCTCTTTGCCGAAGTATCGCCAACTCCTCCGACAATGTATATTTCCGACGAATCAATCCGTTTACCGTTTCTCCGTAGTCTATTTGGGCAGGTGGTGTTCCCGTGTCGTCCTCCGTCGCTTCCGGTGCTTCCTCGTACTCATAGACTATCGCCCCGTTCCGGTAATACATCACGGGTATTTTTCCGGGTATCTCCTCGGGAGATGGGATAGATTCTATTCGTATGAATCCTTCTATCAGGGTTTCGCCATAATAAATATTAGTGACTCTTTCGTCGTATATTTTAACTTGTATCATATCAATTGAATTTTTTATACCTCGGATACAGAAGTTTTCCATTTCCCAAATTCGGGTTAGGTATCTGAATATACCCGAAATCTCCTTTTATCACTCTCCCGACATATTCGTCCATATTTATATCTGCATATACATAAATATTGTAGTACAAGCTGTTGAAAGTGAGTTTATATCTATAACCATAAATCGCATTGCCCATCAATGAATCGCTTGGGGAAACATTGACATAAGTATTCATGGTATATCCCGCTTCGTTTTTCTTGGCAAGAGTTCCGTTCTCTATGTTTGACATCTCTATCGTACAAATCTTTTGATGGCTGATAACATAAGCCGCACTGTTGAAATAGACGATAATGTTATATCCTGAACCTTCTATTTTCCCTACAAATGAAATATCGCCGTTGGAACTGTCGATTTTAAACAAATTACTGTACGACAGGAAATAATTGAATCCGTTGTATTCGCATTGTCCGAAATTCTGAATATCTGAAATGGAGGCTCCGGACAATTCTTTCAGATTGAATTCTTTTTCAGTGAGACCGGTTTCAAAATCTATCAGTCGTAGAACTCCATCATTTTTGTAAAAATAAACGAAGTCCTTATATTCGACGAAGTTGCAATTATAGTACGGTTCTGATAAATTCCATATCTTAGTTCGTGTATCTAAATCCCAGCAGGTGATGGCACTACTGTTAGGTACAATGATTTTACCGTCTTTATAAACGAAGCAAGAGTTTCTATTACATTGATATGAATGTATATTTAACGGGATTTCATCATAAACGGTATCTTCTCCTGTCTGTTCATTCCAACAGGCAAGCCTGCTATCCTTGTTGCAATAAAAGAACAAACCGTTTTTAAAATAATACAGCTGGTAGGTTTTACTCGTATTTTCGAATAATTTCCCGTTTATCCCCTGCGCAGAAATAACATTGTCTTTTATTTCGATGTTGTCTCCACTAATCAATCTGTCTTGTTTCCCGGAGATTTTATTGTCTATGCTCTCCGCCGCTTGGTTCGCTTTATCGGCTGCCGCATTAGCCTTATTTGCAGCAGCCAAAGCAACAGCACCCGCATCGGTAGCCGGCTTCTGCAACTCCTTGATTTGTTCGGGTGTAAAATCCTCGTAGGTGAATGGATCTCCCTTATCCCCTTTGTCTCCTTTTTCACCGGGCAAGGCAACCATTTCCTCCACCACGGAGGCATCGGGTACAACCATCTGCTCGTGAACAATTATGCAATCACTATCTGCCATATCACTTGATGATTATATTGGTTTTGTAAACATCTCCATAGTCCCATTTGCCGTCATCGAAATCGGCATCCTCTATCCAGTAATGCCTCTCGACCGTGAGCAAGCCATAGCGGAAAGTTCCGGAATTGAATATGCCGTACAGCACGCCGTCACGGAACACACAGTTCTTACGTGTCTTCCCGTCGTAGCTCACTTCGCAACAACAACCGGCCTCGTCCTTGTAGATGAACTTAAACTTCTTCGTCTCGGCATCGATCGGGCTCCCGTTCTTGTCCTCAAATCCAATGGTAAACTTAATATCCTCCCACGAGTATTTCTCTTCGTACTTTTTGTCACTCATCGCTGCCATCGGATAATGCGTTGAACATTTTTTCCACCAGAGCTTTCGTTTCCTCGACCGTGGAGGTCATGGAATAGACATTCATGTTAAAACTGCCTTGCCCGACAGTGACATGGCCTTTTTCCACACCGTTTTCCACAATTCGGTAATTGACCGCTTGCAGGGTTTCCACAGTCTCTTTTCCGTTGAACGAACGGCTGATGTTTTCGCTGATTTTTACTAACTCAATCATAATGTTTTGTATTTATGGTTAACTGATAATCCCGCTGTCGGGAATGTCGAATGTCACGTTTTTGGATAGTGAGTCGAGTTGGACGCCGGCCTCGCCCGACGAGGAGACCCCATACACGGAACAGGTCAGGTAATAGGTATGGGCTCCCGGTGGAAGGTCCGGATGTATCGTCCCCAAAGGGATATTCAAAATGAGAATCCCTGCTCCCTTGTATTCGTAATCATATATCGCGAGGAATCCGGACCCCGAAATGCGGAAGGTGTATTTCTCACCCACCGGAGGATTTCCGTTCGGAAAACTGATACGCACCTGAAAGTAACTCGAAAGAAAAGTGAAATCCACGATTTTAATCGGGGTATATGTGCTGTTTATCTCGGCTGTCATGGCTATCGATGTGGGTATGGGGAAATAATCCGCCACGGTGATCTGTTTGTCGACCCCTGTCCAGTATTCGAACGACTTCTTATCGATAAGGAACAATGTCACCTTCAAATTCGTCCCTATCGAATCCTCCCCCGGAAATGTGTCGCTCTGTCCGACAGGAAGTATCGGCGGAGTAGTACCGTCACTGAAAAACTTGACCTTGAAAGCGGAGTACCACACATTGCCCACCCGCAAGGTGGTTACGGTATTTGTCGAGGTATTTGTCAGCAATCGGGCAAAACTGCTTCCATTTCCATCGGTTGCCAAAATAGCCGGGTAATAATCGCCGATACTCTTGTCGGAGGCCAGCGACAGCCACGACTCGACGGGTACGCCGGTAGGATTCACCGAAGTGTCGTAATAGTTAATATCGACAAAAAGATACGGCACGTCCGCACTGATTTCGTCAATTTTACTTCCGGTAAGATTAGGTTCCGCATTGTGGTCGTAGCCGTCGAAATCGCTCAGGCGGCAAAAATCCGTCCCCGAGTGAGGATAGGCGACATAATCGAAAGAGGTATCATGGATAGCGACGATATTCGTGCCGTGCGGTATCGTAGCTTTCAAGCCATAGCGTATGCCTTGATTCTTATCCGTTTCGCTTCCTTCCCATTGATTGATGTATGTAGTGACCCCGCCGGATTGCTGGGGATAGTTTTCGGAAAGCGGTGCAGCCTGCGGATAGCGCACCGGTTTATGCCGGCTCCACTTGTTGATACGTCCCGGACGGCCACCCTGCAACAGGGGTCGTTCGAGGGCAACGATGTCGGCCACGTCCCATACCCCGTTCTTCGGATAAATTCCAAGTAGGTTATAGGGGTCGGTTATCGCTACCGGAGCTGCTATCTTGTTTTTATCGATGGCCATAGGCTCACTTTCCTCCTTTCCCTTTTAATTCGGACAATTCTTTTTTCAATCGTTCTATATCTCCCATAAGGGCTTTAACCAGACGGGCGGTCTCCTGCGTTGCCCCGGCGATGGTGTTGATATAGTCGGGCGACAGGTAGTTCAGAGCCCCGTAACCGTCCTCCGTTTCGTAGGCCATCGATGGCAATACCTCTTTCACCTTTTGATAGATCAGCCCCGTATGGGCTTCCCCGTCCACGCCGCCCTTGTTACGCTTCCGTGCTTTTTCGGTGTATAGAAAATCGCATACCCTGCCCATCGCCAAGAGCCTGTCGGTATAACTTCGGGTGTAATCGAAATCTCGCTTCAAACGTTTGTCCGAAGTCGTTAGAGCGGTGACCGAGCCTTGTGCCGAGATATTGCCTTGCGACGATATATCCCCTCCGGCCGTGATGTTACCGTCCGACGTGACACTCTCCTTTGACCTTATGTTATTTGTCGCCACAATCCTTCCGGCGGAAATGGATACAGACTTACTACCGGTCGAAAGGTTTATACTCGTAGCCCTGATTACATTCGCTCCATCGATGTCTCCATCCATCGTTATATCCCGAACTCCCGACAGACTTCCGGACACATCGTTCGTTCCGTCAAATGGATTTCCCCAAAACAGGCGATAGTTCTTGAGCCTGTCAGCTGCGATGGAATCGTTATCCGTCAAGGCGACAGACGGGGTAACCACGGTCAGCTTGCTTACACCGACTGTCGGCATGGGAGACAACGATATGCTCTCCACACAGTTCTCGCAAGTCCCGTTCAATGCCCCGTATGTGTTATAGACGAATATGGAGCAGGTCTGGTAATCCGTCTTGGCCGAAACCCAAAAACACACGTGTCCCCCGTACAAGAACACCTTCACGTCACCCAAATCGTCACCGAAATGCGTACCGGCCGTAGCCGTAAACTCGACATCGTTCGGGGCATAATTGTACGCCTGTACGATCGTATTGATAATTCGTCGGCTATAATATCCATTTCCAATCAAATGCAACGTCAACATAGCCGCCTCGGCCTCCTCGACTTTCGTGCGAATCAGCCACCCGTTTCCGGTGGCTGTCTCATACATGCCGCCCCTTTTATACAGGAAAGCCCCGTTGTCAAGCCCGTTCAACTTTTTAGCATTGTCCGATTCGACCGCACGTCCGACTGTCAGCCCCGTATATGTGCCGCTCACGTTGTTTATCTCGGACAGCGAATAGGTAGGCTTGTTCGGCTGCTGCACCCAATCGTACAGGGTGATGCCTTTGGTGACAACGATACCGAGGGCTGTCTTGCTGACGGCCGTCACCACATTGCCTGTACCTATCGTAGATGCGCCGGCGTTGGCGAGTTTCCAAATCTCGTTGATGGTGTAGGCGTTGAAGGTATCGGTAAGGGTGGCGTTGTCGAATGCGCCGCCCAGATCGTCGAACCCATGAACGAGCTTGATGAGCCCTCCTTCACCACCGCCACCCCCTTCCCCACGCCATACACCAAGAGCGGATATTCCACCCTGTGAATACACATTAAATTTCGAGTATATCGTATTTTCCAACTCTGTGTCGAATTTCCACATATCGTTAATACGGGCAAATCCTTCCTGCATTTGTTTTACAGTCCGTTGATACGATTGTTGCAGGGAAGCCGTCATATCATTGATGGCAGAAATCAAGTCGATATTCTTATTGGCAGATGCAACCTCTTCTTTCAGTTCTTGCGTATTCCCTTTTATTAGGTTGTTCCCGATGGTAATAGTCTGTTCGCAAGGATAGTCGAGTTTGGTTGTAAGGCTTATAACACGAGTAACATATGAATATCCTGCGTTTATGTATTCGACTTTTCTTCCTATGGATAAATCAGGATTGTTTTCATCGAACACCACAGGATTAGATGAAAACTGGTAGTTGTTTTGGTCGGAAGAAAGCCGTTCTATTTCTTCGTTCATAGCTGTTTCCAGCCGTATGTACGCCGAATCTGTATATTCTTCCGGCATTTTGACGTTGAATAGGATAATATCGTCATTTTCCGACGGTATAAGTCCCGTAATAGCAGGGATAATATAGTTACCTTCTTCCTCTTTATATTTAATCTCGAAATCTCCTTTTTTGACTTCGAAGCTTATGCCATCATCACTCGTTATTGTTTTACTCTCATCATGGTATATAAGCTCAAATTCCATACCTTGCAAAGCCCCCGATTGGAAATGTACCGAAGGTTCCTTATTTGGTATACGCATACCATTCGGATTTTTTTCTTCGTCATAAGGGGAATTGTCGAAGTTAAATTCCGGTATTTGAAAATACCATATCGCATATTGGTCGTATATAGGGTCTCCATTTTCATCTGTGCCTATCTGTATTTTATCATTCGTTTCCGAGTCTATACGCCACATAAGGCGGAATCTGACATCTGATATGGAGAGTTCCGATGAAGGGTATATATCATCGAACAGTAGGATTTTGCTAAATATCTCTCCCTGTTGAAGGTTTGGCCTTATATCTTTATATCCGTTCGGATATTTTTTAGGGTCAAGAGTCAGCCGTTTGTTGACCAAATTGTTGACATTAGCACCTTTGTATTCCTGTACGATGTTTCGAGTTGACCCGAATGCGTAAAATCGGGTATAATACCCATCTTTTCCCTCCGTAACCGAAGGTGTATTGATGTTTTCACCAACTTCGAGAGAAACAACAGCTCCATGTTCGGATTTCGACAGATGAATAATCATGGAATCTTTCTCAACCCACCATTCTGTCTCAAACGCAGAGGCTATACTGTTCAAGGCAGACAATATGTCAATTGATTGGAAAGACAAAGAAGTGGAAGCGTTAAGAGAAGAATCGACGGCGTAAGTCCATGTATCCCCGGTTTCGTTCTCGATAGCCTTACAAATAACACTCATGAAATTGGCCGGGTTATCGGTAAGAGACCAATCCGGCTCCCGATTCGTTATCTCGTTATTCTCATCGTAAGAATACATGAAAAAAGGCACTTTACCCCATGATATAAATTTCGAATGAAATTGTGGTTTGTATTGAAATTCGGCCTCGTTCTTTTGTTTTGGATTATATGGCTCCAAAAGAGAATATTTCTCACCATCGAGTATGATATAAGCCCCTACCGGAATCTCTTCATTTTGGTCCGAGTTCCACGACAATTCTACATAATCGGATTTCATCAATTCCTCTACATGAACACACTCTTCTGTTATAGGAACTGATAAAATAGTCTCTCCTTGTATGTTTTTAATGTATATCATGATGGTTTCGTATATCTTCATACGATTTCAGTCAAAGATAATAAAAGTGTATGAAAAACATGCACTTTTTTTATGAATTTCTATCTGCTGGATTATATTCGACAAGTTTTAGAGAAAATCGTGCTATTCCTCTCATGAATTGCGTAAATTGATTGCATGAAATATAGATTGTTTTGTAAGTAATATTTGGTTGATACTTTGTTTTTATATTTATTATGCCTGTTGCCAATTCTTCACAAAAGCTGTTGTATCTTGAAAAGAATTCTTCTTCCGTTTTTGCCGTCAGGTTAAAAGTTAAAGTGATATTTCGTTCATCGATTTTAGGATTAGAGGACAGGACTCGTTTGCCATGTTCTAATCGAGACTTGTTTTCGATGAACTCTTTTAAAGGTGACGGTGTCATTAAGGAGGAAAGAGATGATGTATCCATACTTATACCCCAAGTTGTATAGCAGTCTTTCCCATTTATGTAAAACTCTCCCGATGCCATTTTATTTAAGTATAACTGAAGTTTTGTCTTTATTGATTTCTACAGGACAATTTCGTATGTTTATAAGTCTAATAACTGCGTAATTACGGGCAACTATTATAGCTCTGGCTCCATGCATGAGTATAACTTTGTGAACTCTAGTATTATCGTCAAATACTAGTTCCGCATTGGTATTGCCTATTAAAGCAATATTGGTATCATTACTTCTTTTTACATTTTTAGTGTCAACAAACACGCAATAATTAGCAATATCATTACTCATCTCACGGAACGTTTCAATAGGAGGGAAGTTGTTCTTCTCACAAAACTCTATGCCTTGTGGTGTAAAGAACAACCATACTAGAGTTTTCCAGTCACTAACACCATAAGACTTATCGCAAGCTCCTTTTTGTAAAGCAGCCATCATTATTTCTTTTACTGTATTCATATCTATAAATCTTTAGTATTCCTATTGACTTGTGCTATATCGGATTTTATATCAATTAATAATTTCGTATATTTTGCAATGTCTTCTAAGTAGCTATTCGTAATCACATGTTGATTAAGAATGTTATTTAGTATAGAATTGCTATTAGTTGATACAGATAAAAGAGAATTTAGAGAGATTACGGCTGAAATCATTTGATTTTTGATTTCTTCACCAGAAAGCTGCAACGCTGTAAACCGGCCGTTTAATTCCGTTGCTGTATCTTGTGACATGGTTTCAAAACCTCCGGCTTTCGACTTTTGTTCGGTGGTAGAACTTTCTCCCATGAGACTATCAGCCCAACCGAATTGAGCATCTATTTCTTGTTGAAGCTGTTCAGCCATGTTGTTGATGTAATCTTGTTCCCATTGAGAAAGCACGTTGTCGGCATAAAATTGTTGCAACTTAGTGCGTATTTCCTCCATTTTATTTGAGGATTTAATTGCTGCCTT